CGCTCATTTTTTTCCGTCCCGGAAAGAATTCGCTGATCCCCCCACCTTGACCTGCGGTCGGCGCGCCTGTCGGCGAGCAACAGAGCAGCAAAGTTGTCCGAACAATGCATCTAGTCTGTCGCTGTACGGCCCGCGGCCTCGCTGCGCTCGTAGCCGCGGCGCACGATTTTCTTTAAATTGGCCTGCGCCTTCGCGTAAGTATGGCCTGGTGAGTCGCGCCGCCTGGCTCCGCCGAGGCGACACGGCAACGATCCATTACTCATTAACAAAAAATTGCTATCTTAAACTTTTAAAGGACTTCTCGATTTGTTCCAGCGAAAACTTCTCGTTTTATAATGCAGTCAAGGTGCTGGTGTTTTACAGTTAACTTCAAGTACCTCAATGACTACGAGGCCATCGATCCGGCCGAGTGGCCAGGGTGTGTGGTTGCGGTATGGCAACACGAGGTGGGTGAGGGAGGAACTGAACATCTCCAAGGATATGTCAACTTCGCTAAGCCCAAACGCATGGGTGCTCTGCATAAGCTCAGTGGTATGGCGCGTGCTAGTGTACGTCCTAGGGCTAAGCTGGCTACTAAAAAGGATAACCTGGTGTACTGTACCAAGGAAGAGGGTAGGCTTGATGGGCCTTTCTATTTTCCTTCCAAAGAGAAGGTGGAGGCGTATTGCAAGGTTGAGAACGGTCAACGCACTGACCTAGCTCTTATATCCGATCAGGTGGCTAGGGGTCTGACAGACAAAGAGATCGCGGAGATCAATCCTATCGCAATCTTGAAATATCAGAAGGGGATAGACCATCTCCGCATAGCGATAACAGATACATCGAGACTGGGCGATGAGGTAGATAGCATGGTTTTTGTCGGCCCTACAGGGACGGGTAAATCCTACAGGCTAAACAGGGATTATCCTGAAGGACCCGAATGGTTCTGGGTAAGCCCAGGCAAATGGTTTGATGGATATCAGGGACAGCCTGGGCTGGTCTTCGACGAGTTTAGAGACAACTGGTACCCATATCAGTTTCTCTTAAGGTTGCTGGACACCAAGCCTTATCGAGTTGAGAAGAAGGGTGGCCATCTGTCGATGCGCGCGCATCGCTTCCGCTTCAGCACTAACATCCATCCAATGCACTGGTATCAAGGGGTGGTGAAGCCGGCTTGGGAGGAGTCACCTCTCAAGCGCAGGCTTCCTTACATCGAATTGATGGAGGTGCCTTATGATAGACCAACAGTATCATTCGATAGCGCAGCGGCATGGGCGCTGCTGCAGCCAGAGGCTGTCGCGCCTGCAGCAAGGGCGGTTTATGGACAAAGGATGGATGGTTAATAAAGCCAGTGTTCATTAGCAATGTCATCCATATCTGTTTGTTCATCTGGGGTAGGCAAGAAGTAACAACAAGCGTTGTCATATACTTCCTTGGTAGAGTGGCAGCAGTTATATCGCTGTGATAGAGCGCGCCAGGGGCTCACTTGCGTCGGCGCTTGGCCATCCAGTGCGCTACCTTCTGCGAAGCGCTGGGTTGAGCGCGAGCCTTGGAGGCCAACGTCTTGGATGGAGTCTTCGGTCTGAGAGACACTAAGTACGATGCGAATGCCCGACACATGCTGATAACCTGATCGTCGGGGATATCGAACTGATCGAAGTACTCCTGTAGGTTGGGCTGCTCGTCAGGCTCGTCATCGTCTCCAGGACCTTCATCATCCTCACCTTCGTCGTCCGCTGGCGCTCCCTCCTCAGGCTCCGATGCTTCTGGACTGGCGTACTCCTCGCTGCGCTGAGTAGCCGGTGGTTCCTCTACGAGGCGCTTCCGCTTCAGGCTGTCTTTCTCAGCCTCTGTTAAGACAAAGTCTTCTGGGCCATCCTGCATTTATAAACGGAGACCCTTTGAGCACTTAATTCTTGGAATATAATGCTCAGCGTTTTATTTTTTGTAAGGGTCCAAGGAGATTTCCCCGGACTTCTCTTTTCGAGAAGCCCTTACTGGTCCTCGAAGTAGAGGCGGATGACAGGGAAGAGCACGGGAATAAGTGCACTACTTCCCTGTACGTAGAGGCAGAGGCCTCCTTTCTCCATGGAGTTGAAACTTCCATCTGTGTTGGCTTTGAGCCAACATGTTGGGAGGTTGAGCTTAACATACTCATCAATCGCGAAGGCTTCGGAACCTGTCGCGCAGGCGTCAGCGTCGCCGAGAAGCATGAATGTCCATTGTCTAACAACCTTAAACCTGTCAGCGTTATCGATGACTCGAAGTTCACGCGCATCCTGAGATGTCCAGATCGCGTTTTGTGGAGGCATAGTGGTTGTTGTTCGGTCCATCTCTGGGATATAGACCAGCGCGACTCGAACCATGTTCAAGTCGGCGCTTGCAGTAGTGTTCCTGAGATATGCTCTGATGTGAATAGCAGTCATGAGAATCTTGCGCCCAATACGCTGGGTCGATGATGTGCCTTGTGACACTTGATTGAGGACAATGGCAGATGATCCTGGTGTGATGTAACCGCTCGCTGACACAGCGACTGCAGTTGCGTTGTCGCACTGCAGGTAGTTTGTGTTCAAGACAACCGGGTCAAACGTGTGGTTGTCCTTACCGGGGACGTTGCTCCTGCGCCCAACATAGCGAGCCATTTGGGCGCTCTTGGATGCATTGCGGGCAGCGGCAAGCTTAGCTTTGCCTGCGGTCCCCGGGACGCGGGTTGCTGCGGCAGCATAACCTTTGACAGACCCTCTGGCGGCTCCGCCTCCGCCGGTCTTCTTTTTTCTGTAGTACATTGACATTATGCGGAGACCCTTTGCGCGGTTAATTCCTAGAATATACGCGCAACACAAAAGTTTTTTGTGATGGTGGAATGAAATTCCGTCAGCCAGAAATTTTTCTGGCATAGCTCGCTACGCTCGCACTGGGGCAAGGGCCCCAGACCCCCAGTTACCTCGCTGCGCTCGGATCGGGTGCCCTCCGGGCGGGGTCCCGCGTGGGACGCGGGACGGGGTGGGGGGGTAATATAG